GCAAGGAGCTGCTCAGCGAGATAGGAGCCGTCCTGGCCGAGGACGCCGAGGATGAGGACCCTCATATCAGCACCGGCGCCGGGATGGGCAGGATCCAGCGGTTACCTGGATTGGCGGCCATGATTGGCGCCGCATAGTTGTGCGCGGCGAGCAGGAAGCCATCGCGCGGGACGTCTGGTTCTCCAGGCGGGTAGATCTCGATGTGGGTACCGGGGATGAACCGGCCCTGCTTGGCCGGGGTTGTATCGACACACCAATGCAGATGCTCGACGTCGAATCCGCAGAATGCGACCAATGTCGTTAGCTTGGCCGGCGCACCGTAGGCCGCGACATCGCCAATGACGAGATCCTGTAACCGGGTCCGGATCCGCTCGGCCCGGCCCTGCATCCCGGCGTAGGCGGAGAAGTCGTTGAGCCACTGCTCCGACATGCGGACCTTGAACACCCGCGAGGTTGGCGACAGCTGGCGGCTCAACGCCACCCGCAGCGAGCCGCCCTGCCGGTCGGTCAACTCAACATCATGTACCCGCAGCCCATGCGTAGCGGCCGCGGATTCCAGACTGGACAGCGAGAAGAAGTTGCGGTGCTCGTGGTAGACGAGGTCGAAGGCGTTGTTCACCAACATGTCCGGCAGGTACTGGACCTCGACCATCGCGATCCCGTTGTCACGCAACAGATGCGCGATCCCGGCCAGCACATCCGACACGTCCTCGACGTGGGCCAGCACGTGGTTCGCGAACACCAGCCCTTGCGGTCCCCGCTCGCTGCGGATCAACTGCGCGGTGGCCAGCCCGAACGGCTCGACCAGCACCTCGCAGCCACGCTCCGCCGCGACGGCGGCCGGGCCGCTGGACGGGTCCACGCCGACGTGCGGGAAGGCGCGGAAGTGTCGCAGCAGGTCACCGTCGTTGCAACCGACCTCGACCACACCCCGCGTGGCCAGACCGGGGTAGCGGTCGCGGACGTCGGCCGCGTACGCGGCGTGGTACGCCGACAACGGCGCTGATGCGGATGAGTAGAAGCTGTAGCCGGTGCCGAACAGGACGTCCGCCGGTACGACCTCGAGCAGCTGAACGAGACGGCACTTCGCGCACACCGCAACCTGCAGCGGGAACTTCGGCGAGTCCTCGTCCGGCGTCACGGTGTAGGCGTCGGCGATCGGGGACAGGCCGAGGTCGAGGAACTGATCCAGGTCGGTGTGGCCGCAGGCCGAGCAGGCAGTGCGCTTCACGACACACGCTCCCGCAGGCTTAGCTTCGCGCCCGCTTCTACTACTACAGGGAGACCGAGAAGCCGATCGTGGGGAGAGTTCGCCGCCGGCAGTGCCACATATGGCCCCGTAGGCGCGTGGGCCAGCCGGATCCGCCTCAGCGTTCGTAGGTCCATGACCCACTCGTGAAGGTGACGACGATCCTTTGGCACAGCACCGAACTTCGCAAACAGCGCCTCGGCGGAGACCGGCTCGTCGAAGATCTCTTCGTACAGGTCCGCCATCTCCGAATCACCGAGCAGCCTCGGCTCGGGTTTGCGCTTGAGTCTCGCCAGCAGCCGAATCACCGGGTCACCCCCGCGTGCCACTTCTCCTGGAAGATCTCCTCCGCCACGTCCCAGGCCGCCGCGATGGCTGGCGACTTGAAGCCGACCGTCGTGTGGTGGTGGGTGTCTACGTCGACCACCGCTACCCGCTTGCCGGCCTCACGGGCGGTCAGGCATACATCGTCGTAGCCGAGGAAGCCCGGGTAGCGCTCGTCGAAGCGCAGGTTCTCGATCGCCCACGGCGAGAACACCATGAGGCTGCCCTCGATGAACGCCACGTCACCGGTGCGTACGCCGAAGTCGAGCATCCCCGAGTCGGTCATCTGATGCCCGACGGTCTCCGACTCCCACCATGCCAGCGTCTTGTCGCCCTTGCCGCCGCACACTCCGACCAGGGCCACGTCCGGGTCGGCCAGCGCGGCGAGAAACTCTGTTTCGGCGTTTCGATCTGTGAGCTCGAGGTCGTCATGCAGCAGCACCACGGCATCGAAGCCGCGACCACGGTAGGCGTCGAGGATCGTGTTGTACGCGACAGTGAGCTGCGTCTGACCGGACAACGCGAGCAACGGCCGGTCGCTGACGCGGGGGACGACGTTGCGGTGCAGCTTGTCCCACGAGCCAACGCAGGTTCCGTAGGCGATCATCGGTTGGCCGAGAGGGCGAAGGCGAGGGCCAGAGAAAACGCTGCCAGTCCGATTCCGAGAAGGATGGCCGCGAGCGCGACCTCCCACCAGGAAGCGGCGTTGACCGTCCACTCGCCACGGCGGCGGCTCACAGCTTGCCCGCCCACTTCGCCTCGAACGCCTGGCGGTCCAGTTCCGCGCGCTCGGCCAATGCGCCTCGCGTGGTCGAGTTGGCCAACGCGTTCACCACAATGGGACCGCGTACGGACAACACGCCACCGGCCAGACGGGCCCGTAGGTCCAGGTCTGTGTCCTGGTACCACCAGGCCATCGATTCGTCGGCTCGCATACCCACTTCGCCACGGATCACGAAGGCGTGCGGCGTCATCCGATTGCCGGGAGCGTTGTGTACCTCGGTCAGCAACGTCGGCGTCGTCGGGCCTGTGTGGGCAACCACTGCCGTCTCGTGCTGCCGTAGCGCGTTGGCCGTCGCGTCATACCAGCCGGCCGGGACAACGCTGTCGTCGTTGAACACCGCGACGTCCCACGCTTCGTCGTCGTCCTTCGCCAGTTCGGTGCAGCGGTCGAACATGACGTTCCAGAAGCGGGCCAGGTTCGGCGGCTGCTGCTCGTCGCGGATCACCTCGACCGTGCAATGCTCCGGCACCGAGGCCTGCAAGTGCTTCTCATCCACCGGCGGCGTCGACGCGTTGTCCAACACCACGATCCGGTCGCACTGCGTACCCAGCGACACCACCAGCGCCAGCAGCCGGGCCGGGCGGTTGTGCGTCGGCACGATCGCGTATCGCGGGACGGTCCACGTCGGCTCCGCCGCCGGCAGTGGCGTGCCCTCAGCCGTCGACGGGGCCTGGTTCAGGAGCCGCTGCTGCCAGTAGATGTCCTCCGACAGCCACACCCGCTTCGCGTGGGTCGTCTTCACGCCGGTGTGCACGTGGATCGGGATCTCCAACGCCATCGCGCGGGAACAGAATGACAGGTCCTCCGACATCAACTGACCCGTTGTCCCGTTGATCCGCCGGGTGTACCAGTGCTCGCCGAACTCGGCCTGGACCCGCGCGAACACCGAACGGTGGATCAGCACACACGCCGAGCCGACCCCGTCACAACGCACGATCGCGTTCTGGGCGTAGTTCCAGCGGGTGTCGAAGCCGGCCTCGCCGTCGACATGCTTCCAGTCCATGATGACCGGCGCCGCCAGGGCGATCCGCCCACCCATGCCGTCGTTGTCGACGTCGCGGTTGGCGAAACACAACCCGCCCATGATCGGACGCTGGGTCGGGTCGGCCGCCTGCAGCAACAGCTCGACCGCGTCCGGGGCGAAGCCCATGTCGGTGTCGACCCACCACAGCCACTCGGCGTCCGACTCGCGCAGGAAGTCCCGCACCGCGGTGTTGCGGGCGGCAGCCAGGCCGTCAGTACCGGCCCGGATCGAGAACTCGCCACCCCGCCACGTCCGGCCGGCGTTGAGGCCGTCGAAGCGGATCAGCTGGTAGTAGGAGTGGAAGAAGCTGTAGTCGACCTCATCGCCGTTGTGCACGAAGGCGACGGCGACAGCGGGTCCGTCGTCAGGTTCCGGTTGAGTCACGGGGATTCCTTTGTGGATGGTTGTCGGATGGTTGAACCTGCGGCCGGCCAACCATCCGTGAAGTCCGGCCGCAGGAGATTGGCTTCAGGAGCGACGCACCGACCGCTTCTCGCCCGGGTTCGCCGTAGCTTCCTCGACCGACGGCTCGTCGTAGCCGTCCGGCTCGACCGTGTACAACATGCCGAACCGTGGATCCGACGAGAACAGCTCCGGCCGGCTACGCACAAACGGATCATCCGCCGGGAAGTGCTGCCCCCTCTGGATCCGGCCCGTACCGCCGGCCGGCAACGTCACGGTCACGTTGTCCCTCGCGTACACGACCTCGATCCTCATTGGACCGCCTTCTTCGGCGCCGGATACGACCGGCCACCACCCTCTGCCATGTCGTGCATCGCCTTGTCGTGCCCGCCGTCCAAACGGCGGCACACCGGACACGCCTCGGTACCTGGCTGCATCGCGGCCTCCTTCGGGAATGCAGAAGCCCCGGACGGGGGAAAGTCCGGGGCTCTGCGGTGGATGGTTTGGTGTTAGACGTCGAAGCCGAGCTTGCGCAGTTCGTCGTCGATCGTGGTGACGTCCGAGCCGCTGGCCTCGCGGGCACCGCGGTCCCACATCAACTTCTGCACCGCCGGGTCGGACGACGCGGCTGCGGTAGCCAGACCGGACTTGGCTTTGGCCTTCGGCTCGGGCTTCTCGGTGGCCGGCTTGTCGGCGTTGGGAACGTCGGCTGTCGTGACGGGCATTAGGAGGTCACGCCGTGTTCACGAGAAGGCGGAAGCCGGACGTATTGACCACACCGCCACCAATGCGGCTATACGCGAACCAGCCCCGCGTACCGGACGGAAGGTTAGTTGTCGTACTAAAGAGGTGCGGAATAAGTTCAACGCTCATCCCGCCTCTCCTCGCGATCAGGTAGTTGTTGAAGTCCCCAACAACCACCAGACCGGAGTTCGCCGACGTCGACGTGGTGGTGTCCGGCATGTACGGCGACTCGTAGGTCGTCTTGCCGAACAGCTGGTCGGCCCACTCGGCCGGCAGGTTCTCGGTGTAGGCGTGGAACACGTTGGCCGTACCCAGCTGCCGGATCTTGTTGTTCACGTCGACCGACATGAGCCAGGACGCCTTGCGGCGGAACCGTTGCGGGAGCGCCTTCCAGACCGCGTACGGGTCGTTCGCGCCGAAGTTGACACCCGAGGTCTGCACGCCGACCCGGTTGCCCGCGGTGGCCGACAGGATCGTCAGCACGCCCTGCGGTTCGGCGGTGCCGGTGCCGCGGGTGAACTTGTCGACGAGGAGTTCGTCGTAGCCCTCGGACAGCAGCGTGGACATCTCGGAGGCGAAGCCGGGGTAGTCCTGGCCGACCTCGATGGAGTACGGGATGAACCCGCGGGCCATGAACACGGTCACCGAGGGCTGGGCCAGGGTCGGGGAGTCGTCGGATACCTCGACGTTCTCAGCGTCGAACGACCAGGTGACACCGGCCGAGTTGACGCCCTTCCAGGCGTTGGTGTTGACGTCGACCTGCCGGGCGATGCTCAGGAACGGGTTCCCGGATCCCTGCGCCGTCATGATGATCGACGGGTCGATGAACACCGGGATGCCGAAGCCGCCGGCGGTGGTGGTGCCCTCGGACATGGTGCGGTACTCGTCCCAGGCCCGCATCGCGTTGCGCTCTTCCTCGGACAGGTACATCGCCCCGTTGGGGCGGGTGACCATCTTCAGCCACGCCTCGCGGTACTCGTCGTTCTCGGTGACGAGGATGCGCCGGGCGATGTCGGTCGAGGAGCGGATCTGCCTCTCGACCTCATCCTTCTCGTCGGAGCGCATGTGGGCGGTGCTGTTGCGCTCGTCGAGCTTGCGCAGCGCCAGGTCGCGGGCCTCGTGGTTGCGAAGCCTGGTCACACCGTCGTATTCGTCCAGGCCGCGGGCGATGTTGGCGTACACCCGCTTGACGGCCTCGGGCCGGCGGGAGAACACGTCGCTGACCGAGCGGTGCTGCTCGATGCGCTTCATGGCGGCCTCGCGGACCTTGAGGCCGTACTGGAACGCGGTGTCCTCGTCGACGCTCATGTCGCGCATCTCGCCGGTGTCTTCGTAGACGAGCGACTTCAGGTGCGCGTCCATGATCTCGATCAGTTGGCGCAGCTCTTCGGGGGTCTTGTTGCGAACCTCGTCGGGAATGCTGTCGGGGCCGAGGGCGGCGGCACTCTTGCCGCGCATCTCCTCGAGAACGTTGTCGAGCATTGGGTTTCCTTACGGGAGGACTGGACGCAGCAGGGCGAGTGCCCGTACCGCTTCGGTGCTGGTGGTTCCGGTTGACGCCTCGTCCTCCCAGGACTCGTCGTCGGGGTCACCGCCGCGGACACTCCACGTGTCGCGCTGCCCGGTGAGGTATGGGGTGGGGAGATCGACGGCGAGCCCAGCCATCTCATGCAGCTCGCGGATCGCCTCACGGAGTTCGTCTTCGTCGAAGGTGGCCAGGATTGACCGCACGGCCACACGGGTGTCGCGGTAGGCGGGGAACACCACCGGCCCGGCTTCTGGCACGTCCGCGTCGGCGACCTGCCTCAGCTGCGCCTCGCTCCGGTTCGAGCTGCGCGGTCCCCATTTGTCCTTCTTGACCTGCATGCGAAACGACATGCCGGGGATGGCTCCGGCGGCGATGGCCTG